ATCCAGTTAACTCTTGAAACATTATAGCATATGCTGTCTCTTGTGCAAAGTAGTCGTGTATCCATTCTTCACGTTTCTCCTTTGTACTCGTTTTGAAATCAATAATAGCAAGTTCTCCCTTATACTCAGCAATACAATCCACTCGACCTGCCAACTTCAACACATTAGAACATAATGATGATTCGAGGGCATGTATGTTGTTAATACTATCTAGGTAGGGTTTAATCTGGTAAAATAACCCCATGGATAGTGGATCGTCCTTATACTTACTAATACTCTCATTTAATAAGTATAGTTCAGCAAGTTTATGGCACTTATTACCACGAGTAGAAGCACGTTTTGATATCCTATTTGCTTCCTCCTCACCAACTCTATTTCTCCACTCCATGATAGACTTCTTTTTAGAATGTCCTATCACAGTTGTAACAGAAGGATAGAAAGCATCGCCAACACGATACCTCCTACCCTCTTTAGTAGTTGTTGCTTTTAACTCTGGAAAGTTATGTATGTTTAAATGTTTAAATGCCAAGATTCAGTTTACTAATCAAATAGGATTTGACTAGACCAGATCTAACGATATCTTGAACATTGAATTCAATGCTTGCAAATTCATCCATATCATCAATAATCTTTTTAAAGTCCATGATACCTGTTTTCTCATGTGCTTTAGTCAAGTCAGTTTGTGCAGCGTCACCTGCAAATACAATCTTACTATTAACTCCTAGACGTGTAATAATAGAGTCAAGTTCGTGGAAGTTGAGGTTCTCTGATTCATCCACTAAGACTATACTGTTATCTATGGTAGTTCCACGAATGAAACTTGTAGACCAGAAACTAATAGTTTCTTGTGCTTTAAGATTACCATAGAGCATATTAAATGATGCTTCATCAGGCATCTCAAACATATATCTTACCATATTTTTGTATGGAATCTGATATAAGTTAGCTTTGTCTTCATGATCGCCTGGTAGGAAACCAATTTCTCTGGTAGGAACCAAAGATCTTACGATGTATAGTTTCTCATATGGTGACTTAGAATCTAAGATCTCCTTAAGTGCAAGATATATGGTTATGAATGACTTACCAGTACCTGCAGAACCAAATAGAAATAAATTTTTCTTGTTGTCCCATGCATCAAACACCTTCTCTTGTGATGGTGTAAGAGGTTTAATATCTAATAAGTGTTCAGCTCCGATAGGTTTACGTCTCATTTGTCTTGTAGATAATCCAACCATTGTAGGTTGTTTCTTGCTTTTAACTGGCATTAAATTTTCTCGAATTTAGCGTAAGGGTGGTGTTTCTTGACGTTGTTTAAACGATCTTTGAAACCTTGAGGAAGTTTGTTTTGATAGTCACCAACCTCACTAACTGCAGATGCTACACCTGCCGTCCAATCTTTGTCCCAGTCGGGATGATTGTCCCTCCAATCTTCGTATTGAGCAAGGGTCATTGATAACTCCTTCATTTCTCCTGTTTTTGAGTTTTTAACTGGATAAATTGGCATTATCTATACTCCCAATTTAATGCTTTACTGCAGATAGGAAACTGTTGTTTGAAGATCTGCCTTACTTCGTGTACTAAATCCATATGTTCTTTTTGTGTTCCATGAGCACTTCTTAAATCTATATAGTGAATCCATGACCGAACACTACCTGTCATGTATAGTCTGGTAGGTGTTGCTAACGGGAGAACAAATCTCGCACATTCCTTCGCAATACCCGAAGCGAGGAGTTCGTTGTAAAGATCCATCGCTTCAACAAAATGGAGAGCAATTTTGTATTGGAGATCTTGTTTTTTGTTCTTCGGTACGTCATCTGTACTATTTTGTCTATTCTTAGTATCCTGATGTCTAAGATCAGGTACAGGGATCTCTTCTGCTAACAGATTAGTGTCAGCATATCTTTGACTAAACTCTTGAAATGTAAAACTACGATGTCGCAATATTTGAGCAGCAAGACCTCTAGTGGTCTCGATCTCAAGTGTCATATGTGCTTGCTCAAAGACCGACCAGTGACCGTGCTTTATGCAATAACCCAATAAACCATCCACGGTTGGATTGTTTTGATTCTTTGGATTGCTCACTCTCGCCACGTAACCCATCGTCTTTTCTGCGTCTGGTGTTACTGTTAATAATTTTACTTTCATATTGGTTTTTAATCATTTTAGCATACCATGCTTCTTGCTTAGTATACCACTCAGGATGTAGTTTAGCTCGTTTTATTAATTTTTTTGCTGCTTTTTTGTCTTTCATGGTGGTTTCTAAATCCTATCCACTCGTTTATTATTGCCTGTGACCCAACTGGATACTGGTTCCAAAAGAGCAAAAATGAACGCATACAGTCAGTTTCCTGATTTTGCCCATTGGCAATGCGTTCGTATTCTCTTAAGTGAGTCAATAGGTCTGTTTCATTATTTATTTGTATGATCATATAAGGCATCAAATAGTTCATCAGCAAGATCGTCTAGATCTGTAGTTTTAGATTCAAAGTTAAAGTCTGAGCTTTTCTTAACGAAGAGATCAGTTGCTTTTTTTGAGATATGATTTGGTATCGAATTGGGATGGATTGACAGATCCTCCAGTGAATCCGATTGATTTAAGTCTTTTTCCGATTTTGTCATAGTAACAATCAAAAACGTTTACTTTAGTACCCATTACGATATCATAATGATCTTCGTAATGTTCAGCATCTTTCTTCATATCAAGGTAATGTACCAAGTATGAATTAGTAGGTAGTTTCTTGTTTTTTGCTTCCTCTAGAGTGCAAGCAACATTGAGAACGACTAAAGAATATTTTTCTTTTAATTGAGCGACCTCATCATTACTTTCCCAGATCATCCTCTGTTACCCCATTCAATTGAAGGGAATGCTTCAGATACTGCCTGTTTTGTGATTCTATACTTTGATTGTAGATCCTTATTACATGCAGATACGAGTAGATCTGCTTCATCTTTATGAAGTCCCTCTAATAACTGAACAAACATTTGTTCACGTCTCATACCTTTGATGGAACTATCTCCACCTTTGAAGAACCTGTATAGTCCACGATACTCGTGATCTAAACGAGTATGATCTGTACCTGCAGGTGCATCATTAGCATCAAATGGTACTTCCCCTTCTGGTAGAAGGAATTTTAGTGTTTCATCAAAATTGATGATTAATACAGCACGAAGTCCGTTATTATTATACTCTTGTAGGAGATCTACTTTTTCCTTTTTAGTTTTAGCAGAAGAGACTTTTTGCAAAATCTCTGATAATAAGGCATCGTTTGGTAATTTTTTTGCCATTTCAAGTCACATTTTTATATATTATATCATTCATCATCGTCTTCGTCAAGTAGATCGTCAGGATCCATGAATTTTACTGCTAAGAGTTCTTCATTTACATATGACCCATTACCATCCAAAAACTCAGGATGAAGATTATTCATTTGTCGTTTTAAAGTATGTTGGTCTACAGTCGATTTGTATAACCACCCCATTATTCCTCCTAGAATCAAGGTAATAAGCATACCTATTGCTGAGAAGAAAAGTATTACATTAGTTTCCATTTGTCCCCCGATGAACGTCTATTCTAACACGCACCGAACGTTCAAAGAAACTGAAGGTGCGATCTAACCAACTTGGTTTGTCTAACCTCCTTGCCCTAGGCAACATAACTTCTATACCCCTATTTAGAGTATAATCTTGAACGCTTTCTTTTCCCTTTGTCTTTTTTGTATCGCTCTGCATCATTTAGTATTCCATGTAAGTAATTACGAATTTTCCTAGCTTCTGGTTTAGACCAATTAGGATATGCTTCTTTCATCTCAGGATGACCTCCTTCAATCAAAAGATCGAGATCATTTAACGTTATTCTTATATTTTTAGTAGTTCCACACTTGAGGAAATCCTTTATTTCACTTTTTGTTAAATTATTCTCTACCAGATAGTCGTACATCTTGAATGTATGCTTATGTGCAAACATTGCATCATTGACAACTTTTTCGATAATGTCAATAAGTACGTCTTCTTTGTCCATTAGATCATGTTGTGTTCTCGGAGGTATTTAACAGTTTCTATACATCCACCCATTTTTTGTCCGTTAATCGTAACTTGAGGAAAAGTTGCATTTCCTCCAAATTCTTCAGAAAACTCGAATCTATTAAAATCCTCGTCTAGTTTGTACTCTACAAACTGAAAATTGCCCAATTCCAAGATTTTGATAATCCTCTCGCAAAATGGGCAACCTTCTTTTGAATATATTGTGAAATTCATTCTAGTCCATTTTCTTGATCCGACTTTTTATTTAGTTCTTCCTTATTGCGTTTTTTCAATTCTCTGTTACTCCAGATACCAATTGCAATAATACTGAGATATGCAAGTGTGTCATCTAGCATAACAAGGAAGAAAATGGTAGATCCACCAAATCTGATCCACTCAGGAAATGGGCGAATCAGTCTAGCACCCCATCTACGAAATATACCCTCAAACTTGAAATAAAGGATAATAAGTGCTGTAATCACAAATTCTGAATATGGCACTACAAAGTAACATGACAGAAATATGAAAAGTGGCCAATAATGCCTTTCATCAACCCTTTTGATCAGATTGAAGTATTTGTCAATTAGTCGTTTAATCATAAAAACCTAGGGGGCAAAAAATCACCCGAATTTTTTTTCCGACTTTCTGGGGACCAAAAAGCCGATTCTCCTGAGGGAAGTATAGTATATTATTTCTCTAGTGTCAACAGTCCTTACTCATGTCCTCTGCCATGCTACCACCTATGTCAGCACCCTGATTGCCACCAAACATTGCCACCCAACCAGCAGCGACCCAACCAACAAAGGGGATAGTACTGAGAGTAGGAGCAGCAGCCGCACCAACCGATGTACCCACGAGTCTGCCTGTACCTTCTGCACTTCCGATTGCCTTGATACAGGCTTCACTTTTTCGGGCAGCAGTTATCTTTGCTGCTTCGCCTTGTGTCAAACCTGGTTGTCCATCTAACCATGATCTGTGATTCGATACTGCACCACCTTGGTTAATCTGACCATCCATGAAGTATTCTTCTACTACCTTCTGTGTATTATTTGCTAGTCCTAAGAAACCACCTTTCTCTTTGATGTCCTTAGTTATGTACGCTGTCTTGGGATCATTTGCAGTGTAACTGATCTTGTATCCCTCTTTGTCTGCTGAGACTACGTATGATGTGTAAGGTCCTACAGGTATGTCTAGGTCAGGTAATCCATCCTTCCTACTGATCATGCCTATCATACCGACATGAGAAAGACCAAGCACTCCACCCAAACCTAGGGCAAACCACTTGGTCAAATTTATTTTCTTCTTTGGTTTGACTTCTGTGCCAAACATCGCTTCATCTTGATCCATTATGTTAGCAATTACTAACAGTATATATACTACTTGCTGATTCTATCAACAGCAGCACGAGATTTCTCAAGAATGTCACCTTTCAAAGGAACAAACCCTAACTTAGGTGCTTTGTCCTGATACTCATCACTTAGTAATCTACTCAATGAAGTTTTGATTGCTTTGGTATTTCTACCATTGCCTTCTTCATAAGCAAGTATCCATGTCAATGTAGCAATAGGATATGCTCCTTCTGCTGTTGGGTTAGGGTTCTTACCTGCTAGGTTTTCATCTAACTCAATACCATTAAGTGCCTTTGCTCCAGCTTCAACAGATGGTTTTACAAACTCACCGTTTAAGTTTTGAAGTGCAGCTGCTACAACAGTGTCATCAATGTAAGACTGATTCACATAACCGATAGCACCAGGTGTATTCTTAATAACACCAGCAACACCAGCATTACCCTTACCACCAACTCCTTTTGGCCACGCTACAGACTTACCTGTACCTAGTGTCCATGTAGGAGAGAATGCTTCCATACTATTAGTGAATGCCTTAGTTGTTCCAGAACCATCTGAACGATGTGCCCAAGTTAACTTCTGGTCATCACATCCAAGTTCTTTCCAGTTGTCAATCATACCCATAGCAACTTCAACTGCCTTTTGTTGTGTCAATTTAAGATCACAACCAGGATTGTTGTATCCAAATGCGATTGTTCCACCTGTCATAGGTATCTGAACTAGACCACGTTTTACTTTAGCAAT